ATAGGTTTGCCTTCCTAGTTGCAAATAATGGGTTATTAATGCCTATAATAAAAAACTTGTCAGTATCGATAATATTAATATCTAATTTCTTTATAAACTTTGCATCATGTTCTAAAATAAGATATGGTTCAGCATCATTATAACAATTTTTCCATAAAGTATAATGACTCAAAGAACAAGCGATTCTAGCTTGTTTATTTACGGTAGGATAAGCAGACTTCTTTAAACCAGTTTTAAAATCAAATACTGATCCCTCCCAGGGATAGTTCCATTCTAGGCGGTAATCTCTCATCATTTTGTTTACTTGACGGGGTATTACTGCATCAAACTTCTGAATCTCAAAGGAATTACCTACGACTTTGCTACTTTCTATACACACATCTGCAGCATGTTGAGAGACTTCGTGGTCTGGTATTGTAATTACAAATGCCTTCAAGGCTTACGTCCTACAAATACATGATCTGCCCAACGGCGAGATCTTTCGTCTGGTTGTGATCGATCTACATAATCAGTAATAGTTTCTAATCCTGCCTCTTCTGCAATAGCCTGAAATGCATCATCCATAAATCTCCAGCAATCAATAGAGTCGTGGTACTTACCTGCTGATGGTGCAATAAGAATAATATAACCACCAGATTTAAGTACACGTGTCATTTCGATAACACTGCGAAATGGATTCTTTACATGCTCAAGTACCTGTCCGCATACTACAAGATCAATAGATCCTTCTTCAAATGGTAATTCATAATCGCCAGGCATAACATGTGTAACATTTGGGCCGTTCTGGATATCTGCAATATAATAGTCTTTTACTACATCTTGAAACATTTGCTTGTACGATCTATCTTGACCAGGCTTAATATCTCTACCACCAACGTCAAGAATAGTAATACCTTTTTCTAATCTAGATCCTAGTAGATCCCTAGATCTTTGCATATTAATACGGGATGATGGGTGCATAATTAAATCCTTATCTCAAATTGTACGGCGCCGTGTTGTTTAATTTTAAATTTATGTTTACTTACAAATTCTTTTACTGCCTTTGTTACACCAGGCTTACCAAATCTTTGTCCCCATTTATAATCATCGCCAAGAATCATACCACCAGGTTTTACGATTTTTAATGAATTTTCTAGATCAGCAGTTACACCTTCATATGAATGGGATCCATCTAAATAGATCCAATCTAATTGATCGCCTTTAAATTCTTTAAAGAAATCGTCTGATGTTTCTCTGCAAACAGTTACGTTCGAATAGGGACTAAATCTACGATTTACATCTTCGTATACTTTTTCGTAGTATTTCTGAAAGCCTTCTTCAGTATTCGATCCTGTTACTTTTTCATATCTACTTAGATATTCATCCCATTCAAATTCAGTAGATCCTTTATATGGTTCTACACTCCACGGATCTACCAGATATAAATGCTTAAGATTTTTCATAAAAAAGTTATAGGATGTGTTACCCCACCATACACCAACTTCAGCACCAACCGTATCTTCTTTAATAAGGTGCATAATATTATGCGAATCCTTATTAATTCTACTTCCCATCATTTCGTGTGTCTCCAATAATTTTTCTTAGCACCTGTATCAAAATCGAATCCCCATGTTTCGATATCCTTTTGATACCAATCAGCAACAATTTGAATTGTTTCTGGTGTATATATTGTTTTATAATCTTCGTTTAATCCGGTAACATTTCTAGCCCTGCTCATTTCAGGAATTTTAAAATATGCACAGAGATCACTGTTTAAATTTTCGAATCTCATCATGTCACATTTAATATTTCCTTCTTTATCGGTAACATAATCGTATGCATTATACCAACCACGGATAGCTCTGTGCCACATATATTTCATATCTCCCCATTCGAATCTTTCTTCTAGGAAGTGTTCAAATGAATCGATTTTATGTTTACCAGGCTTTTCTTTTTTCTCTACCTCAATTACTTTTTTTGCAAAGAAATAGCGTGACACTACCCTATCCCAAGGATTTCTAATAACAGCAAATGATTCGTGCCCGCGCGAGAAAGCAGGATTTAGATCACGCCATCTTGCATGTTCATATCCATGATGATCCCCAATACTATTCATATGAGCTAATACAGACTGGGTATACTGTTTGCTTTTATGAATTTGTGGAGTAGCAGGAATAATCTTATTAGCTAGCTGAGGTGACCTACGTATGGTCATTCCAGCATTTTTTGGGATGTGTATAAAAATTCTTTTAAGAAACATATTTCATTAACTCTTTTACGTTCTCGCCTCTATTTGGTAATTTATCTTTTAAGAAAAAATGTACAAAGTGTGCTTCTTTTACTTTGTCATCTTTAATTCCTTTAAAGAGGCCGTTCCATTTCCAATCTAGATGTTTAACATTCATCTTCTCTTGTTTTACCCAGGTATTTAGGAGAGTTTGATCTGTTGACCATTTCCATGGTCCCATCCCATCAACAAAGGCTTTAAACTCTGGTCTGTTTATAAATTGGTGAGGGGTTTGTCCTTTTAGATATTTCGATATACGTTTATTCATAACCATAATACCCATATTAAAAAACTCGCCACCAGTTTGTTTATCCCATTTCCAATCTAGTTTAATGGAACTATATTGCATACGAGAATAGTTAAGTATCTTTTGTCTGTACTGATCGGTAATAGGCATTTCGCGCTCGACCACGCCCGCGAAGTCAATATCCGGATTTAGTTCATCAAAAACATTAGGAGAGCCAGGTCTAATCCAAACATCAGCATCAATAATAGCAATCTGATCATACTTTGGCCAATATGTAAAAGCATTCTCTTTTTCAAAGATAGGTAAAAATCCGCCATGCTTTTCGTACGATTCTCTACTACGATTTGTAGAAAATACGTCTGGTTTAATTCTTAATATAGGGGTTTTTTGTACCTCATGATCAATACCGTGTTGTTTACAGTATTGGGATACAGACTCTACACAATGATCATAAAGATGTGAACGCTTGCCAACATAAACCTGATAAATCAATCTTTTCATAACTACTCACTTTATTTAATTATCTAATATTATATATTTACTTTTTAGCGGAAGGTTTACCTTTGACAGCATCAGCCCCGAAGAATGCAGCTACTAATACAGAGATAGAAACAAAATAAGTTGGTGCAATATCACTAATTAATTGTGCAGCTTTATCTTGGCCCATAATAGTAGTAACAAGAATAATTGCTGGATAGAGTAACATACCAAATAATGCGAACCAAGTCATTTTTCTCATAGCATCTCTTTGTGCATCAGCATCTTCAAGTTCTTTACGTTTAAACTCCATATGCATTGCAAGCTCTTCTGCAGTGATATGGCCATCACCATTGGTATCAGCTTCATCTAGACCTTCAACAGTCTTCCGTAAGGCTTTGATATCTTCCTTTGTCGGCTCTGACATTTTTATACTCCGTAAGGATTTCTTGTGCTATTTTTTTTGCATCATCAAAACCATTACGAAGTGAATTAGACTTATGCCCATCCTGAACAAACCAATTTAGAGTATTTATACAAGATCCATTAACATTTTCCGGAAACTTATACTCACCAGTAAGTTCCTCGAATTCTGTTCTAAGCATTAATAATTCAATTAGATTTTTCAATCGCTTTCTCCAGTTCTACGAATAGGTATTCTTCAACATCATCTTCATTTGCTTGGAAGCGAATACCAATACCTCCAGCCTTTTCCCAACGAGTAATATTTTCAGGTTTATCATCGATGAGGATGTTTGGTTTTCTATTTAAAGGATTAATAGCATACTTATGTTTATTTCCAGTAAAGATTATATTTTCCACTAGTGGCGGAAGATAATCCCAACGAGTAAGCCATTGTCTTTTCCAATAAGCAGAATTCATCGTATCACCCCTAAGAGGTGAAGAACAGATACCCCAGTCATCTTTGGAGATCTTTTTAACAAATTTGATAATTGAATTTGTTTCACTGAAGGTATCGAGTGTATAGAAGAAATCAGTATTGGCAAGGGTAGCAAAAGCAACTTCGCGATCCTGAATTGATTTCCAATGATCAACTTTAAACTTTTTAGCTATACCGCCAAAGAAGTCTGCGATTACTCCATCCATGTCAAGATATACTGTCATTATACTGCCTCATTAATTAGTGTTTGTTCACCTAGACGTCCAAAGCCCATTGGCTCGACTACGGAATATATTCCTTCTGGTGTACGAATAACATCGCCAACTGAAACGGAATACATGCGATCGATACGAGTGATTTTTTCTTCAGGACCAATATTACCGATCTGGAATACATCATCTAAATCGTCTGCTTCGATTTCACATACGATCTGATAATTTTCTAGAAACAGTGTAGGATCAACATATCCGTATAACCGAGCGTGGAAAGCTTCGTTTGAATCTTTTTGACCCTTGTTTTGTAAAACCTGATATTTCATAATTAAGCTCCTCTTCCTAATTGTTGATATTATTATATCGCAGTTTTACTGGAATGTAAACCCCCTTTTTTGATTTTATTTGATTTTTATTCAAGATTTAAAGATATTTTTTTATCTAGATATACAGGAAACCCAATACTTAGCATATATTCAACAAATGGTCTTTTTTGTGGTTTAATTCTAAGACTTTTTTTAAGGTAAAAAAATTCCTTAAATACATTAGGATCCAATAAAGGATATCTTATATCTAAATTATAATTGTCATAAATTACCCCAGAATCCTTTAAGAAAATAGAGGCTAATTCATAATCTGTAGAATGATAATATTCATCTGCTCCTAAACCGGACAATACCACCTTTGAAGAAGTATTTGATGCCAAATATTCATGACCTCCAGTTTTCTCATTCAGTACTAGGTTTTCAGGGGCACATTCTTTCCAAAGTATTTTAAAATCATTAATTAAAGATAACCTAGACCTTAGTACTGTTCCGTCTTCTGCTAATCCAGATTCCCCCATAATACTTAAACTTTTAAATTTTAAGTTATTTCTTATACATCCTGTAGCTATAGCTCCGCTGTCAACACCGCTACTTAAATAAACAGTAGTATCTTCTGAATGTCTTAAATATATTGCTTCGTCCAGTACATTAAAGAAATCATCATAATTATCTTTCTTACGCTTTCCTTGTGGGGGATTGTAATACAGGTCAGTAACGCTAATATTATGGGTAAAGCTAATGATTCTATTATCTTCTACGACTATTGTAGAATTTCTTGGTAATTTACCAGCACATTTAGTACCGGCAAAGTCTGTAATGTAAATAGTTTTATTACCATCTTTAATTTCAATACAGAAATCACCTCTTAGATGCTTACCAACATCTAATCCAAATTTATCATACAATGCTAAAATATCGTATGGACAAAACCCTTTAAGAACGAAAGATCTTTCGGCGGTCATATTCAGCCTTTGTTTTAAGTAAAAGATCTACATAATTATCACGATGCTCTTTGAAGACCATTGGCTCATGGTTATCTACATCCATAATAATAACTGTATTAGTAATAGGCATGCCAGTACGTTCTTCAAACATAATGGCATAGCCTGACATTTGTGCAAAGTAGTTTGGGATCTTTTCTTTTTTCTTAGGCCACTTCGAAGTCTTAAAATCTACAATAGAAGGTACACCATCGAAATCAGCAATAGCATCGCATCGACCAGCAACGCCAAGGTGATCACTATAAAGAGGTACCTCAAGACCGTAGATTTTTCCAATCCGCTCGTCCAGAATAGGACGTAAGTTCTCGAGGCTTTGTCTAATGTGGAGGAGAAAGTCTTCAGTATTTTCATTCTTTAAATACCTTTCAATAATAGAGTGTACATGTGTACCTCTGTTTGCTGCACGTGTGCCAATACGATTGGCCTCATCTTCCCCTACCCTTTTTCGCCATTGTAAAATGGCTTCTTCATTAATAATGCTTAAGACTGTAGTAATGCTAGGATAACGATTACCGTTAGGAGCAAGGTAAGTCCTGCCAGATGGCTTTGTGTCTGCAACGAGATCATCATATCCCAAATCAATTTTTTCATGTATAAACCTCATACTTTAATTGTGTTTCCACTCCCGGATGTTTTTTTAATTTGTTTCATTTTATCTTTAAACCCATCAGGTACTTTGCTATGAAGTGTACCAACACCTGTTACAATCTTAGGTGTACTTAATACTTTAACAATATCCTCATCTTCTAACATAGGTGCTAGTTCATGGAAATTGCAATTTACATCCCATTCTTCGCCAGTAGAAGTTCTACGCAGTGTGTAGGTTGGCACTAATCTTTTCCTTTACGTATTTTATCTGGGTCTCTAAATACTTTACGGCTTCCTCTACATTATAAGGATAATCTAGTCTTTGAACCATATTAGGACTAATCTTAGATTTTTCAGTTTGCAATTCAGTAATAAGATATTCCATTTTATCTAAATCAAGCATAAGCATTCTCCATAATATTAAACCAATCCGGTACTGGACGTTTTGTCCAAGCCATTTTAAACCGTTCCTGTTTAGTTTGGTAGAATGCCTGATAGGCTTTTACAGGATCACCTAGTGCAATACATTCTGGATTAGAATTCATAGCAAGTTTAAATTCTGTCATAGGACCTTGCGGAATATTGCGTGGATGGTTTTTTAGAGGCCATAGGTGTACACGTTCGCATTTATGAATCTTATCATATCTGTATGTATATTCCTTGCAAAGAGCATATAGATGTTCCCAGTGCCAGTCATAGTTATCACTAGATTCCATTGTCCATACAGTGCACGGATGACGTTCATGAACATTACACATAAGTATTAATTCCATTTCAAGGTCATCGGCACCATCATATAGATCATAATATTTAATCATACGTTTACCAGATTTAGATGGTTTAAGTCGCATCTTACCATCTAGCAATCGATGTACTGTCGATAGCATCTGAGCTGATTCTGTAATCATTTTGACTACATGCTTGTCACACTGCATTTGTGCAGCAACTACTGGATCTTTATCTAATACAAATATGTTCATAATACCCTCATTATACCGTATATTAGTCTTGAAGTAAACCCGGAAAAGCTTCTTTTACCAAAGCTTTAGTAATACCAGCTGGTTTTTCTTTATTCACCATATCGATTACAAGCTGTGCATCTTTAGGATGTACACTTTCGATAACGCTAATAAAAATAGTTTCACGTTTAAATGCTGGTAGCTTATCACCTGGACCACCTTTAACAAAATACTGGAACTGCTTATTCTGCCCAATTAGGTTACTAGGATGATTGTGCTCTTCTGATGCAGTATATGGTGGTGATCCTGGTGGGAGATTCCATACTACATTTTTATCCATTGAACCACGGATAATATCTTTTAATGCCCATGTTTCATTTTCTTTTAAGATCTTAATCTTATTTTCTTTCTTTGAGGCTTTTTGTACTTCTTCCAATACCTCGAATACATATTGTTTCATTAAACAAACTCCTGTACACTTTCAATTAGTCTATTCATTCTTTTTGCAACAAGATATGGAAATACTTTAGCTTTATTTTCTACTGGATCTTGTTGTTCATAATTATCTATAATTAGTGTTTTTAGATTTTCTGGTGTCTTAGTAAGATCAATTAGAGTTTCATTACGCTGATAGTTACGATACCAAGATGCTGCATAAAGCAATTCACCTTCAGATAAATCCTCTAGTATAGATTGCATTTTCTTTTTCGAAAGAGGTGTTTGCCTACGTCCTTCGACAAGTACATCATCATCTGATAGCACATTTGGTATACCATCTCCAGTATCGCCTCTTAGTATTTTCTCTTTTAGGTTAACACGAGGATTATCATCTACGACTTGTTTCTTTAAGAGTGGTGACCATTGTTTTACATTTTTGTATTTCTGAAGTTGTTTGAAATCGCCATCCGATGATACAATCATTACATCTTCATAATTGCCAAATTCTTGTGTACGTTCTACAAGTGTACCAATAATATCATCTGCTTCACAACCTTCTAGATGAATAACTTTGTAGGGGAAGTTTTCACGTATTTCGTCTTTAATGGTATGCATAATACGGAAAGCTTCATTCCAATCGAATGTAGATTTTTCGCGATCTTTTCTACGGTTACCTTTGTACTGAGGAAAGTATGAACGCCGCCAATTGTTCGCGCCATCGCACGCGAGAATTACTTCACCATATTGATCCCTAAATTTCTTATTGTACATACGCAAAGAATTCAGAGTCATATGACGTACCATAGCTTCATCTAAGGTTTTATGTATAAGGATAGATGCTAAGCATATACCACTAAAGTCGACTATAATCATAATATCACCTACAGATTAAATTTAATATTTGATTCATATTTTGCCATATCGAATTTTGCTAACATTTTGATTAATTCTGATTTATCATTTGCATAAAACCGATAGACTGGATTTCCACCACCTGGACCAAAATTAGATATCAGCTTAACCGAAACTTCGAATCGTTGACATGTCTTTAGTAGTTCGGCAGGAGGATATTCGCCGTCGATATCCAGTTGTACAGTGTAAGTCATAATATATCCTTTTCCTAATTGTTAGAGTATTATACCATAGTTAGCCATGGATGTAAACCCACTAATTCTATTTCATATGGAAAAAAATGGGGTTTACAAACAGAGTAAAATTCGGTATAATAAGCTATGGTTACGCAGGGGATAGAATACCCAACTACGTTTTTCTTACATGGTTCGAATGTATTTTACAGCCGATAAACTCATTAAAGTAATCGTCGGTTAAAAGCACATCGTTTTGGAATTGTAACTTAGCTTCGTAATAAGACATTTCGCCTTTACTTACACAGAGTCTTAAGATTTCTCTTTTGTAATTATCTGGCCCTTTTTGTTCAAGCAGTAATTGAAATTTCTTATTAGATCCATAATATTTTCGCCAGTCAGATTCAACTCTGGTTTTGATACGTCTAGTTCTTTTACTATTTTTTGGTAATATTTTAGGCCGCCAGAAGTTCTTTTTACCGATATATTTTTTATTTGTATCCAGTTCTGTGATAAGATACACGAATCCCTGGTACTCTTCTGGTGTATCGTCGAAAGGTTTATCATGATAATACCACATATAGTTATTTACACAGATCTTCGTATCTTGTAGTATAAACCCTATGTTTAGATAAATCTCTACCTAGATAACCTGGCACTTTTTCTTTTTTATTTAAATATTTTTGAAATAATTTAATTAAAATCTTCATTAGATATATCCTCTACCTCTGCCCTTCTTCCACAGACCGCGCAAAATTCCGGAGCATCATCAGATTCTACTAAAACTATAGTAATATTATCACACTCTTCACATTCTATTCTGTACTCATTTTCCACTGGCAATCTTCTCCAATATCTCTTTTTTTCTAGTATCAGATGCGGTAAACCATTCCCGAATTTCTTCAGAGGATCTACCGCATCCTATACAGATACTATCTATCAAAGTACAAATTTTAATACATGGACTAGAAATCGATTTCACAGGCACCACCAGCACAAGCTGCTGCTCCTAATGTATCAACATCAGTATATTTCTTTTCAGTGAGATCTTCCATCCAATTAATGGTTTTAAGATTAGTTTGGATCTTATTCCATTTATGAAGTAGATAAGCATCCTTAAGACAATACTCTGCCTTTTTAATATCACCTTTTAAGTAATTATCTGCAAAGTTATTAAAACGTCGTACCCAATCTTGTCTTGCTGCATTTTCAGAAGATTCTAAGGTAATATCTAATCCATAGCCTTGTGCTGTTGAACAAGCATCCCATAGATTAGAGAATACTTTTAGCGCATCTACAACAAGACCTGATGCAAAGATTGAAGCAGCATCATATTTCTTTACCATTTCCTTTGCAGTAATAACAGCAGTATTTGGTGCCTGATTAAAATCTTTATCTCCCATCATAGAAAGGAAAGAAATACCAGCAAATGAATGTCTATTTTCAAATACATATTTTTCTACTTCATCCCAATCGTCGACAAGGATAGTATTTGAAACATTATGACGTACGCCTTTATCTGCACAAAGATCTTCATTTGTTCCAGCATCTACCCAATGCTTTTGGGCTTTCTTAACTAATTCTAGATGCTTAACACCAATTAGATCATCTTTATAAATTGATCCTTCGTTTGGTAAAATAGGAAACGAAACTACGACGTCGGTACCTGATGCAGACCATACTGATTCTTCAACCATATAAGGATTAGATTTAATAATGGCTTGTGTAATCTCAGATTCTTTATTTAGCTGAACATTTCTTATATACATAGGGGAATGTTCAGCATGAATACCGGAAGCAGTTTGAAGTAATACGGAAGCATTGCCACTGGGCTTAACACAAGTAGTCCTAGCAGCAGGATTAATGCCGATAAGTGCAGAAACTTTTTTATTTGTTTCTCTAACAATCTTAGCTCCCTTTTCTAGAATTTTTTCGTTAAACAGGATATCCGGATTGTTCATCCAACCTGTAACTGATACACCTAATAGCGCTTCTCTATCAAAGATTTTCTTTGATGTATCTGATAAGAACCTAAAGTCAGTGTACCCAGCTTGTAGGGTACCGAGGATAGACGCTGCACGGCATGCCTTATAAAAGTCTTCCTCGGTATTGCACATGCCTCCGTTAATCTCTGTCAAGTTACATCCTTGCCAGCCAGATTTTCTACCAATCTGTGGGAACATACCAATCTCTACACAGGGATTAGTTGTATGCTCTGTTGATTCAACGAAAACAAATCCTGGTTCACCAAACTGTTTAACAGATTCCATAATCTTGCCAAACTGTTCTGGTGTAGTTTTATCTCTAACAATAACAGCAGAATTATTTGATCTGCCTCTTTGTGGATTATCCATAAACCAATTGCCAGTCTTTGCTGTCATCATTTCATCATCATCTGGTGAAAAAAGACAGATAGTTGCTGAACGACGAACCCCACCTGATAATACTGCATCTGCTGCATGCATAGCAATATCATATACATTGATAGGTTTAATCGCAATAGGTTCTTTGGAGTCTAGTACAATACCTTGAAGTAAATGTTCGATTTTGTCGAGTGAACGACGTAGACCTTCTGGGCCTGGTGCTTTAAAGCCACCAGAAATTTTAGCCCCCTTTGGTCTAATATTTGTAAGATCAAAGAATACTCTACGTCCTTCGTAATCGGGATGTTTACCCCCACCAACAAAATAAGAAGACATTAGTACATCTAGTGCTGATGCCCAACCTTCAATAGAGTCTTCTACAATATAACCTTTAGCCTGTTTAGTACGGGCTTGTAATTTTGGTAATTTTTTAATATGATGTTTCTGTACAGAAAAGCCTGCACCTGCACCGCAAAGAAGAATATAGAACAGTTCACCAAAAAAATCTGGTCGATCTGCATATGATGAGGTACAATTATACATACGCATTTGGTGTTTCATTAATTGATCACCACCAAATTGCAAAGCGCGCTGAGCACCGAGAACTCTTTGTTCTTTATAAGCTTGTCTTGCTTCTTCGAAATATTCTTTTAATTCATTATTCTTTGTAATATAGTTTTTTTCGTGCATTTCAATTTTCAATAACACGATCTACTGCTTCATCCCAAGTTTCATATCTAGCTTCATCTTCAATATACCGGGAGTAGCCTTCGTAAAACTTTGTTTCCGACAAAAACCTTCTTGTGTCAACAGCTGCTGTTGCCATTTTGTCACCTCTTTGTTTGATTTTTTATTAATGTATATTATATATCAAATGGCGGATTTTGTAAACCCCTATTTAGCGCTATTCTGAAAAATATTTTTCTACCATTTCAAGCATATCATCGTACTTGGCAATTTGTTCCATTTCTGTTTCAATTGCTTCCATAATATCTGGATGTTCACCTACACCAACTGGATTGGTAAGATATACTTCAACATTCATTCTATGTTTATCTATATGTCCCTTTGCATGTGATTGAAAGGCTGATAAAATATCGTCTCTTAAATTTGTCATAATTAATCCTTTATTTTTGCATTTACTTTTCTGTGACCATTCCAAGCGACAAAGCCACCGATACGTAATGCCCAGTATGCCAAGTTATTCAGGAAGTGAAATCCGTTTTGTTCAATATTAATATCTCTAAAGATTTGATCAGCTTTCTTTTGATCAATCTCACCCATGGTTGATTTCTTATCTGCTTTTAAAAGTGTAGCATACTTATATGCATAGTCATGTACCAGACCGCCCATTAAAAGAACACCAGTTGGTGATAACCATGTATGTAAAAACTTAGGGATAGATGCACCATCAAATCTAAATCCTGCTGGGATTACATATTGTTCGCCATCAATTTCATATGACCAATCTTTAGCTACTTCCCAATGACGTGTACCTGTTAGCCACATCCATATTGCACTCCAAAAACCTTTACCTGCTGTATCAATCTTAAGAGGTTTTAATTGCGGCATTTCAACATATTTAAACCCAATAATATCTTCATCTTGATCAACTCCGAGCCAGTTGATAATCCATCCTATGATAATTAAAATACCTACGATAGTAAATTGCCACCAAGTGACAAGTTGATCAATTATGAAATCCATGGTTACTTTTCCTCCGTAACTGCTTTTTCGTAATATACAATTATCTCACCTTGTTGATTTATATATCTTTTTAACTCAGAAATATTGAGTGCTAGGTTTTCATAATCTTTCATACTTAAAGCAACAAAAGCCAAGTCGCCATATAACTCTGTGAACTCTTTTTCAAATTCTGCGAAGTTATCTTTGGTAACTACAAAGACTCTTGTATCACTGAGCTGGAGTGGTTTCGGTCGAGCTACTGTTGGTATCTGTACCTTTTCCACTTTGGTTACTACTTTCACTTCCGGTTCCATCCGGCCGCTGCAACCACTGAGGATTAGGACGGTTGCCATCACCGCCAGTATCTTCCATAAGACCACGCCACAGGTTTGCTGAAGCGCCATTCATCTT